TCATGCGCCGTCCTCCTTAGCTTCTTGGTTTGTTGCCCCTGCCGGATAGCTGTTCGCCGTCTGCGTGGACTGCAGGAAGTCGGCGACATGGTTCGTGACATGGGCCACTTTCTCGTACCATTCAAGCATGGTCTCTTCGTGCCGGAAAAGGAGTAGCTTCTCGTTGTCGGTCAGTCCGTGCAGGGCGTTGGCGAAGTTCACCATGTCCGTGCGGCAGGCCGCAAGCTGACGCAAACCGTCCAGTTCCCTGTCGGAAAGCCTTTGCAGTGGCTTGTAGCCGAGTACCCTTGCCCGGATGAAATCACTGCGTGTCATGCCGCACCGGCTAGCGGTCTCTTTGATTTGCGAAAGCTCCTGTTCCGTGACCTTGGTGACAACCACCTTGTCGCGCCTTATAACGAGCTTCTTTTGCTCATGCTCCTGACTGGAGGTATCTTCGTATTCCATATATAACAGATGTCTTTGAAAAGTCGTGAAACGGTTTCTAAAAGAGGGATGATGCGAGCCTGCGAGTGGCAAGGACAACAGTCTGCCGGACTGTTGCGAGGGCGTCGGGGTATTACTGTCCGAAGACGGTAATACCTCGGCATACCTCGCAACTGAACGCTACCGCTCCATGTCAATCCATCCGTCCGCTTGCCACAGCCAAAACAGACTGGTGCCAGTGGAGTGCCGGATAATTGAACAAAGGGAAATGTTTTTTGCATCCTGTTTCTGTCAGCTTTTATTCTTCCCTTTATTTTCTGAATGAAGGGTTGTCGAATACAATCTTGTCCACCATCTCGTTCAGCCTGTCAGCAATCCTGTCGCCGTACAACTTGCGTATCTGCTGCGGTACGAGGTTGGTGGTTATGAACGAGAAGCCACGGTTCTCGTATCTTCTTGCAAGCAGGTCAGTCAGCGGCCTGTGCATGTTGCCGAACTCCTGCACCTCCACAGGCTCTATGCCCATGTCATCGATGCCGAGCATCTCCATATCACACAGCCGCAGGAACTCGGTATAGCTGTTCCGACACAGATGGGCAATATGAACGGCATTCACGATCGGCATACCATACACAGTCCTGTGGTAGTTGTCCGGTATCCTGATTACATTGAGCAGGTTCTGGAACGCCCTCATCACGGTGGTCTTGCCGTTGCCGCATAAGCCGCACAGCATCACCCCGCACCGTCTGCCGGAGGTAAGGCTCGCAGCAAGGTTCCTGACTTGTGAGTCTACCGCGTCAGGATAAAGAAATGTGCCTCCGAAACGGCTCACTTCGCCTGCGATGGCACATTTAAGCAGTTTCGCAGCCGTCTCTTCATCGAAAGGCAGTCTAAAACGCTCCTTCGTAGTCCTCGGCTGACACAGCCGTGACATCAGAGTCTCTATAAGTTGGGGATTTCCGTTTTGTTCCATATCGGGTTGTATTCAGACGTTTGATAATCCAATGGTAAAAATGGCTTCGGCAATCGCTCTCGTCCCGCTGCGCGTTTCCGCCGATTCTTTGCTCGTCAAAGAAGTCACGGATATTCCCGTGTAGCCTGTATCTGTCAATAATCCAGTTTTCTCTTTTCGCCAGCACTTCGATAATCTTGTCCTGCCAAACCGTATCGGCAAGCAGGAGTGACTCAAGCTCATCCAGTGATTTATGTCCATCTTCCCGCGCGTGTTGAGAGTTGATAATATCTTCGTCTTTATCTTTTATATTAGAATGGGGCAACTGTACGGTCAACTCATGGGTCAACTGTCGGGTAACCTGATGCGGCAACTGCCGGAACGGCTGTATGGTCAAGGAATATAGCGCAGGAGTGTGGATTCCTGTACCAACCTGACAATCTATCAGCCCACGTTCTTTGAGATGCTGCCGTGCCTTGCTGATATTCTGTTTGGTGGTCGAGAGCCGCACGCAGAGGATGGCTGTATGGCAGGCAAACGGCATGTTCCAGCGTAGGCGGTTTGCCTCATACAGGAGGTAATGATAAAGTGCTACCTCCGTAGGGTTGAAAGGGCTGCGCTCCGCTTCTGCCCAAAACCGGTTAATGTAGTCGTATATGCCCGCCATGACTTACCGCTTCGAACGGTTGATGATGTACTTCTGTGCCTGTTGGTCGAGTTCCGCATGCGATGCCACGCGTACATTCTTCATCCATGCCTCCAGTTCGGCTTTGTCAAAGAAGCACAGTTTGCCGTTGGGCTTGTAGTAAGGTATGACGCGTCGCATCATCAGCCTGTGAAGATAACTCACTTTGATTCCGATAAATTTCGCGACCTCGGCCGTCGAGATTAATTGGTTCGTCTGTTCCATATTTCTGTCGTTTTTGATGTGATTTCTTAGGCTGTGAAAGCCGTCGTTCCGATAAGGAAGACGGTGCAAAGTAAGCCATCGGAAATCACACGACAAAGGCTGTTAATCTGCTGTAAAACAGATGGAAAGCCAAGTGGAAAACTTTTAAAAGCACGGCTGTAAAACAACAGCAAACAGACGAAAACAGGGAATAGAAAAAACAGATGTTAAGCGAGATGAGTCGCCTGAAACGATAAAGCGGTTAAATTTTGATATTTCTCTCCCAACTACGATATGCATCGGTATTGCGGATATTATCGTCGGCTTCCGCCACTTTCTTAAAAATGGAAATTATAACATCCTCTTTGTCGGCTTTGGAACCTCTGCTGTTCTTTACATCCAACAACTGGCGCATATTGTTCAAATGCCAATAGTCGCCAAAAATTTTCCACTGGCGGCTGATGTTGCAGATTGCTGCTATGCTGTCCGCGATGAAAGCCATCAGTGTGGCATTGCATCCATCATGCGGACGGTATTCTGCATCAAGAAAGCCTTCGTGACGCAAGGCTTCCATAAATATCATAGTTCTGTCTCCTTTCAGGGCATCCGGGAAATCCGGTGGAAAGGAAAACCGACATGCTGTCTCTGGTTCTGTGGTCGATTGAGACTTGCCAGAGGAACCGCTGCCGGACGGTGAAGAAGCCTTTTTAGATTTGCGCTCCGACAATTGCTCGATTTTCTTGCGATACTCCATATAGACAGCCATCGGAACAATGAAGATAACGAGCGAGATTACCACGAACATGACGACGGTAATAGCATCCGTCTCAAGCCGTGCGACCGCTACCCGTCCGGCAAGGACAGATATGAGTAGCCACACTGCTCCCGGCAGCAGGATGTTCACATTGAAATCATCTGGCAATCTTCACATACTCTATATTATTATATCCGTTCAGGTATTGGCAAACTCCATGTCGATAAGGCTGATGGCATCTTCCTTTTTCTTGTTGATGATTTTGGCGTATATCTGGGTGGTCTTCACATCCGAATGGCCGAGTAGCTTGCATACGGTATAAAGGTCAGCACCGAGTGTCAGCAACATTGTGGCAAAGGTGTGGCGGGGAAAATGGAACAGAACCCACAAAGCAGCCGTTGGTAAACAAGTAACGATAAAACGTAACCCGTTTGAAATGAGCGGTTTTTCATTATTCTGCCAAATGTTGGAAACGCAACGGAGTGCGGAATATTGCACCATTTCAGTTACCAAGCCGTTAGCTGTCAGTTACCGAAGCAAGGACAGGTAACGCCCGGAAAATGAAATTGTTGTACGCCCGTGCCGATTGCGCTGATACGCACCGTTCTGCAAATCAATGGACGCTTACTCATAAGTTAATTTTGCAACAAAAACAGTAAGCGTATGAAAGTAGAAAAATTCAAGGTGCTGCTCTACCTGAAAAGGAGCGGAACGGACAAGTCGGGCAAAGCCCCGATAATGGGTCGTATCACAGTGAACCGTACGATGGCGCAGTTCGGATGCAAGCTGTCGTGCAGGCCGGATTTGTGGAACGCGCGAGAAAGCCGTCTGGACGGCAAGAGCCGTGAGGCGGTGGAAACCAACGCAAAACTGGACAAGCTGCTGCTTGCGGTCAATGCGGCGTTCGACATGCTGGTGGAGCGCGGACAGGACTTTGACGCCACGGCGGTCAAGGACTTGTTTCAGGGAAGCATGGACACGCAGATGACATTGCTGAGAATGACCGACCGCATCTGCGAGGACTTGAAGGCGCGTATCGGCATTGACCGCGCCAAAGGAACGTACCCCGGCTATTACTACATGAGAAAGACGCTGGGCGAGTTCATCCCGTGGCAGTTCAAGACGAAGGACATTGCTTTCGGACAGCTTACCGAACAGTTCATACATGATTACCAAAACTATGTAATGGACGTGAAAGGATATGCCGTGGACACGGTGCGCCACTATCTTGCCATCCTGAAAAAGGTATGCCGCATAGCCTACAAGGAAGGATATGCCGAAAAATGCCATTTCGCCAATTTCACCCTGCCGCAAAAGACAGAGCGGACACCGAGGGCGTTGAGCCGCGAGGACTTCGAGAAAATCCGTGATGTGGAGATACCCGCATGGCGCACCACACACATACTCGTCCGCGACCTTTTCCTGTTTGCCTGCTATACGGGAACCGCCTATGCGGATGTGGTGAGCGTCACCCGTGAGAACCTCTACACGGACGACGATGGGAGCCTCTGGCTGAAATATCGCCGCAAGAAGAACGAGCTTCGAGCAAGCGTGAAGTTGCTGCCCGAAGCACTCGCCCTAATAGAGAAATACCATGACGACAACCGCCCGACGCTGTTCCCGATAATATACCATCCAAACCTCCGCCGACACATGAAATCGCTCGCCGTTCTTGCAGGGGTGAGCAGTACCTTGTGCTATCATCAGGCACGTCACTCGTTCGCCTCGCTGATTACGCTGGAGGCCGGAGTGCCGATTGAAACCATCAGCCGGATGCTGGGCCATTCCGACATCCAGACCACGCAGGTCTATGCCCGTGTCACCCCGAAGAAGCTATTTGAGGACATGGACAAATACATCGAAGCGACCAAAGACTTGAAACTTGTTTTGTAACCAATTAAAATCAGCAATTTAAAAACAATACATCTATGCGCAGTACATTTTCCATATTACCGTATATCAACCGAAGCAAAGTGAAAGCTGACGGCACGACCGCCGTCCTGTGCCGCATCACCATAGACGGCAAGAGTTCCACGATGGCAACGGGCATCTATTGCAGGCCGGAGGACTGGAACAACAAGACGGGCGTAATCCGCACCGTCAGAGAGAACAACCGCTTGCAGGAGTTCCGCAAATCCGTTGAGCTTGCCTATGAGGACTCGTTGAAGAAACAGAACGTGGTGAGCGCCGAACTGCTGAAAAACACATTGGCGAAAAGAGCAGTTATCCCCACCAAGCTGTTACAGATGGGCGAAAGGGAACGTGAGCGGCTGCTTGCCCGTTCAAAGGAGATAAACTCCACGTCCACCTACCGCCATTCGGGATATTACCAGAAATACCTGAAAGACTACCTAACCTCATTAGGCAAGGAGGACATCGACTTCACCGACATCACGGAGGACTTCGGCAGTTCCTACAAGGCGTTCATGAAGCGCAACAAGAATTTCAGCGCACAGCAAATCAACAAGTGCCTCTGCTGGCTGAGCAAGCTGGTGTACCTTGCCGTGGACTATGAGATACTCCGTGCCAACCCGTTGGAGGACATGGAATACGAGAAGAAGCCCGCACCGAAGCACAGGCACATCAGCCGTGCCGAATTGAAAACCATCCTCGAAACACCCATGCTTGACCCCTTGCAGGAACTGGGCCGGAGGGCATTCCTGTTTTTGAGCTTCACAAATGTTGCACTGAATGAAATATGGCTGTAAATCAAGAAGTTGTCATCAATCAAAAAGAGGATAGGTAATGGTTTAGAAACCACCGAGGTTCACCATTCTGCTCAATTCCAATAATCAATCAACTGATGCAAAGGTAGCAAATAAAATCAAAACAGCTGTATAAAATGATGGATTTTTTGTCATTAAATGTATTCTGTTGACTTTACCTTGTGCAATCCACAATAGCTATTTTATTCAAAAAAGTATGATTACTAATGGCAGATAAAATAAAATGATTAAATTTGCAACTGATTTTATTTTAGGAAAAATGTACGCAAGCCGTAAGTATACATACATTGATTTGTTCGCAGGAACATCTGCTCTTTCAGAGGGGTTCTTACGATGTGGTTTTGTGCCGGTTGCCCATGTAGAAATGAATCCAGATGCTTGCTATACTATTAAAACACGATTAGCTTATCATTATCTTAAAGAAAATGGTGGGTATTTAAATTATACAAAGTATCTCAAACACGAAATAACCAGAAACGAACTCTACAAATTACTTCCTAAAGATTTAATCTCATCGGTAATCAATAAAGAAATTTCCGATGAAACGATAGAAACAATTTTTTCTTATATAGATTGTGTCTTAAAACGACAACGTAGGAAAAGAGTCGATTTTATTGTCGGAGGTCCTCCTTGTCAAGCATTTTCTATGCTAAATCGCCATAATGCAAGTATTGCAGACGACAAGCGTTGTTTATTATATTTGCAATATGGCAAGTTCTTGGCTAAATATAAACCGATGGGATTTGTATTTGAAAATGTATTGGGACTTTTGAGTTCAAAGAAAAATCATTTTGAGAATATAAAGAGTCATTTTAGGAAACTTGGATATAAAACTTATTTAGCTATTCTGAACGCATCAGATTATGGTGTAATGCAGAATCGAAAAAGGGTAATTATATTTGGTTGGAGAAAATCGTCTGATCGCGGATGTCCTATAATTCAAAAAGTTCAAAATGATTGGACGTGCAAAGATATATTCTCAGATCTTCCATCAATCTATGCTGGAGAAAGTTCGTCTGAATATCGTTCCGAACCGTCTGATTATCTTCGCAGATTTAATCTTCGTAATGATTCTGATATTCTTACACTACATACAGCACGCCCAATCAACCATATGGACATTAAGAAATACCGTATGGCAGTTAAAATGTGGTTGAATAATGGCGTTAGAATTAAAAACTCTGATTTCCCAGACGAAATCAGGACTATAAATAATACAACATCCTTTTTGGATAGATTCAAAGTAGTAGATTTAAATGGGAAATGTCATACTGTGGTTGCACATATTTCTAAAGACGGTCATTACTATATCTACCCTTCTACAAATACCATTAGATCTATTTCAGTACGTGAGGCTGCAAGAATACAATCATTTCCTGATGATTTTTTCTTTGAGGGTTCACGTTCATCCGTATTTAAACAAATTGGTAATGCTGTGCCTCCATTGATGGCTTATGCCATTGCCAAAGCAATTTTAAAATCATTATGTCCGAAAACAATATAATAAAAGCTCCATTTAAGCCAAGAGCCAGAATGCTACTGCAACTCGGTGATCAACTCATAAAAAATGAAAGTATTGCACTTGTTGAGCTAGTGAAAAATGCTTATGACGCAGATGCCTCTAAGGTGACCATCGTCATGTCTAATATTCATAATATAGAAACAGGTGAAATTATCATTAAAGATGATGGTTGGGGGATGGACTTGGATACAATACTCAATTGTTGGTTGGAACCGGGAAGTGATTCCAAATCTCAAATTGTGGCAAAAGGCAAACGTTCTCCCAAAGGAAGACTTCCAATTGGGGAAAAAGGAATCGGACGTTTTGGTGTCCACAAATTAGGTCATGAAATCGAATTAGTGACGAAAACGTCTACTGGTAAAGAATATGCTGTAAGAATAGATTGGAATCAATTTTTACAATCCAAATACCTAAATGATGTGCCTGTTGTCGTCATAGAACGAGATGTGCCCGAAAATTTTATAGACAGTAGTCATGGTACAATCATCAAAATAACGCATCTAAATAAATCTTGGACAAGAGGAGAAGTACGTGGAATAAAGAGAGCTATAAACTTATTAAGCAGTCCCTTTGAATCTGATGATAGTTTTGAGACTGTTTTAATTTGCAACGGCCATAATGATTGGGTAGAAGGGATGATAGATTGGAAAGATATTAAGAGATATGCAATCTATCATTTTAAAGCAACATTGGAGAACAATGGAATCACATCTTTTTATTATGATTTTACGCCTTGGGATACAATGCCTAAATTATCTTCCTACTCCATAGAATGGAATAATCATTTATCCGAAAATGAATCAAACATTAAAAAGAAACTTATAAATAATTTCAAGTATTTTATCAATAGTGATGGAGATTTTTCTCTCAATGAAAATGGGATTGAAATTGGGCCTGTAAAATTTGAGGGCTATATCTTTGACAGGGATGCTTTTGTCTTAAAATTAGGTCTTTCTGATAAACAAGGATTGAAAGAATATCTTGATACGAATGGAGGGGTAAGGGTATATCGTGACGGCCTTCGTGTTTACGATTATGGTGAAGTTGGGAATGATTGGCTAAACCTAGATATTCGTCGAGTAAATCAGCCTGGGAAAAAACTTAGTAATAACATTATTCTTGGAGCTATTTCTTTGGATAGGGCTTCAAGTAAAAGTCTTATTGAAAAAACAAACAGAGAAGGATTTGTTGAAAACAAAGCATATCATTTGTTTAAAGACGCTATACTTCATGTTATAAATATTGTCGAAACTTTAAGATTTGAAGACAAAAGTAGAATCCGTGCTATTTATGGTCCAACATCTAAATCTGAACCTGTGCTTCAAGTAATTGGAGATCTCAAAAAATTTGTCGATGACAAAATCAAAGAAACTCCGATAAAGACTCGCATTAATAAGTACCTTTTGAAAATAGAGGAAGATTACAAATTAGTATGCGACAATTTGTTGAAGGCCGCAGGTGCCGGACTTAACATGAGCGTCATCGTACACGAAGTTGAGAAAATTATAGCCGAAGTTTCACTTGTCCTAAAATCAGAGAAAGCATCAGCTCGCGCTATCAATCTTGTTGAACATTTATCATCTCTGATAGATGGCTATGCTGATATTATTAGAAAATCAGATCGAAAAACAGAAAACATAGTCCATGTAATAGATAATGCTCTTTTCAATACAGAATATCGTTTGAAAGCTCATGACATTGAAGTTGAACGTCAATATAAAAATTTCTCAGGAACAAAAAAGGTGAAGATTTCTAGAAGTCTTTTTGTTGGGGCAATAATGAATATTATTGATAATTCAATATATTGGTTAGAACAATCTAAGTGTGAACACAAGAAATTCTATGTAGGCATTACAGAAGATGATAAATTTTTAAATATTATCTTTGCAGACAATGGTGTTGGTTTTCTTTTGCCGACGGACACTGTAACAGAACCATTTGTTTCAGCAAAGCCAGATGGAATCGGATTAGGACTTCACATCGCAAATGAAATTCTTGTTGCTCAAAAAGGAACATTGAAATTTCCAGAATTTGATGATGTTTCAATTCCTTTAGATTATAAAAATGGTGCTATTATTGTTTTCTGCCTAAAAAAATAGAATAATGAACATATTACCAATAAACGGAAGAATAGTAATTATAGATAATAGTATTGAACAAGCTCTGCCATTAATGAAAGAGTTTGGAAAATCACGTTTGTCATATTCATATTACGATGGTACACCTGAAAATCTTCCTCAAGAGGGTTCAAATATTGATGTTCGTATCGTTTTCTTGGATATTAATCTGATTGACGATTCTGTCCATCCTATACAGCAATTATATTCAATGGTGTATGCTGTAATGAATAGGTTAATCGGTCAGAGAAATTTCCCGTATATGCTTATATGCTGGAGTAGAAATACTGATGAATATAATCAAATTATCGAACGGCTTAATCATGATTTAGAAAATCGAAAACCCATATGTTCGATTCCTTTACAGAAATCAGACTATTTTACATTGGAAGGAAAACCGACAGAGGAATTTGAAGAAAGAATAGAAAAATTGTTTGAACGGATTTCAAACGCATTAAAGCCCCATACATCATTTTGTAATTTATTGCTTTGGGAGAATCATATTCATAGTGCGATTAATCATGCTCTTGAAGATGGCCTTTCTTGTATTAATGATAAAGATTGGGATGAAACGGCGAACTGGATCTTCACAAAATGGGGGAAAGCTTATTCTGGTAAAAACTTTGAAAATTTATCTGACCCTGATAAATTAAGAGCAGCATTCCATACATTGAATCTATTTTTACATGAAACAATAGAAGAAGAAGTAAGTTCCGATACTGACGAAGATTTAAGTTTTACTTCAGATTTTGAAAATAGAGATATCAAAACTTCGCATTTTAATGAGCGATTAATCTTTACCTTTTGTCAAACTCATCCCAAAGAACCTGGAAGAATAGTGATAACATCTGAAAAATATTCTGATTTTAAGGATATTTTATGCTTTTGCTTTACTCCGAATACAGATTTTATTCCGGAATTAGATAAAAAAGAAATTGAAAGTAGTAAGAATCCTACCAAATCTTTAGATAAATACTATTCAACTATAAGAAAAAATATAAGAAAAGATTGGGATATTTTCAAACTGGTAATAAATGCCCCCTGCGATTATGCGCAAAAGAAAGTAAAAATGAGTAAAGCTATTCCTGGAATATTTGTCAAATCAGAATTCCGAAAATGGTTTGACAGTTCTAGCGATGCACTTTTTATATCTCCAAGCTTCTACTATAGACTAAAGGAAGCCGATTATTTCTTCATTTTGGATTTTAGATATTTAACCTCTGAGAAAGAGGATGTAGGCAATAGTAATATCAAACTAAAGCAGGTTGTTTTGGCAGAAATTCTTTCTAAATTATCAAGACACATAAACCGTCAAGGATTACTAACAATTGAATAAATTATGGCAGATGTGATGACACATGAACAGCGGAGCCGTTGCATGGCGGCTATTAAGAGTAAGGGCACTAAACCGGAAATGGAGGTAAGGCGTTTTTTGTTCTCGAAAGGGTTGCGCTATCGTGTCAACAATCACAAATTACCAGGATCGCCGGACATTGTACTGAAAAAATATAGAACTGTTATTTTTATTGACGGGTGCTTCTGGCATGGGCATAAAGGATGCAAGTATTATCGATTACCGAAAACCAATATTGATTTTTGGCGACATAAGATAGTTATGAACATTGCCCGTGATTACGCTAACAACGTGGATTTGCAACTGGCAGGTTGGCGTTTAATTCGTATTTGGGAATGTGAGATTAAAACAATGGTTAAGAGAAATATTACATTGGAAGCATTATATCTTGATATTGTCAGTACAACGACTGAATATAATCAACAAAACGCTAATACCAATATAGCAGCAGAACCAAATGCATCTTATGATAATCAAATTCAAGTTTAATGTTTATAGTTACAAATATAGACATAAATAGTAGTTTTCAGATTTCATTGAAAGCAACAAATTAAGAATTTTGATTGCTTTAATGATAGCTTGGCATGGTGAAAATTGGTATAATTTATTGGTCCAATCTTTATACTATATCTTTTATATCAGTTTCATCGTTCTTTCAATAAATGAGATTTCTTTATCAGTTAGGTAATATTTGGCATAGAGTTGTTGGTCTATTTCAGAAATAGATTTGCTCCAATCAATATCACTATTGTCTGAGAAATCTTGTATCGGAACAAATGAGTAAACATCACGACTTGCTCCTTGGTCTTGTTTGCGAATGCCTATCATAAATCGGACGAATTTTGTTTTCAAATACTTGTCACAATTAAGTGTTTCTTCATACGAATTGAAAGGATATATTTGCACAAATGTTTCAGTGCAAATTTCATAAGGATGCCCTATGATGGTCGTAACGATGTTATCTTCTATACGACCAGAACCAAAATTACGTGGAATGAAAATTTTGTAATCAATAATCCCATTGGTCTTGGGTAAAGGGTAATCTTTGGGAATATACCGTTTAACCCTATGTTGTTTCTCGTCTAATCCAAAGATAGTAACATCTCCATTTTGTTTTGTTTCCTTAATTTTAGGAAATCCATATTTTTCTGGAATCTTAAAAAAGTCTCCCCGTAAGCCATACGGTTTCATACTTGAAACAAGACTAGAAAATGTTTGAAAATGCAAAGACGCTACCTTTTGTTTTATATTGACCATACGTGAATCTCTGATGAAAATAGTTTCACCTTTCTCTTTTAAAAATCTTACGGAATGTATGTTTTCTGTTTCTGTATGAGTGAAAATGCTACATTCTCCATTCCATGTTCTATCCCATAAAAAATAACATATACCTCCTTTTATTTCGACATTCGGGAAGCACACTTTTCCATTTAAATAATCGTGCAATAAGGAAATTTGTTTATCACATAACATAGATTCTCTAAAATCATCGAGTCCTTTTCCTCCTGAATACCAACGAGCTGGCATAATCATTGATATATAAGTAGGACTTATTGCTTTTGCAATATCAACGAATTTATTATATATTGGAGTTGCACTGGCTTGTGCCCCTCCATCCATAACCTGATATGGCGGATTGCCTACTATTGCATTGAATTTCATATTGTCGTCATCATTAGCTTTCCAGAACGAGCGTCCCTTTGCCATCTTCTCTATGAAGTTCTGGGGCTTGTTCTTGATTTGGTTGATTAAATTCTCAAAGTAACGTGTGTTCACTTTCGCTTTGCGGAATCCTGCAAGCGTCCGTTTAGTAATATTTTTTGCCATCGGCGTCTTGCATACCACGAAAATGTTTTCGGCAACGGTCTTGTCCCACACCGCCTGCTGTTCTTCAAGCGTTTCGGCAGAAATGGTGCTGTCTTTCAGCCGGGAGCGGTAAATGCCATAAGCCATGTAAAGCGGATACAATCCCGACTTGGAATTGATTTCAAGGATGCGACTATTAGGAGTAAACACTTCTTCCGTCACCTTGCCGTGGGCAATAAAGCGCGGTTCGTTAAGAGTATTTTCGCAATCCTTGTCATAGAAGCAATAACCGCCTAAACAATCGCCCAAGTGCATATTCACCACGCGCCACGGGGTAAGTACTGTTTCCTTGTCGGGATTGCGGAACGTGCTGAATATGTCCGTGATGCGTCCGATGCGCTCCTCCACGCTCAGCTTGTCAGCCGCTTTCGCCATCGCACGGATACGCTTGCCTGCGGCGCGGAAGATGTCCGGGTCGTAGTATTTCTTGAAAGCGTTGAACTTCTGCTTGCTCACCCCTTTGGGCATGAACTCCTCCCATGAGCGCGGGTCTATCTTCTCTGCGAAGTTGTCAATGGTGATTTCCTCGTCCTCATCGTCCAGTTCCGCACCGTAGATGAGCAAGGGCATGCGGATGGAGATGCCACGGAGAATGGAGATAGCCGCCTCGCGGTTCTTCGTTTTCTTTTTCAGTTCCTCTAATTTGCGCTTCTCCTCCTCGGTCAGTTCCTTCTTGGATTTCTTCTCCAGCTTCTCCTTTTCCTCGTATTCTTCGCCTGTCAGCCCTTGGTTGTTGATATCCACCTGATTGGTCTTGGGCATAGCCTTGGTCTGACCGATGATTTTCTTCAGGTCGTCAAACTCCTTCAATTCCAAATCGTCCAGCTTCAATAACTCGTCATTGTATAGGCTGTTGTCCTCGAATCCGTTGCGCACCACACGCTCCACATAGACCTTCTTCAACTGCTCCAGCATACGCGGCACGTCAAACTTGTCCATGCGCGAGCCTTCGATGGAAATGACCGGGCAGAAGTTGAGGAAGTCGCCCATCGTCTTGCGGTCGTCCTGCGAGGTCTTGCCAACCTTGGCGGAAATCTTCGCAGTCTCGGCAAGCACTTTCAACGTGCGGTCGGGCGCAAAGTCTAACACGTAGCACTGCTCCTTCACCCGCCCGTTGATGGTGGCAGGTGTCTGCACGCGGAAGATGGTCTGCATATAGCTGGAAGCAGCCGTGTTGTATGAACCTGATAGCATGAACACGGCTGTCCACGCCGGAACGCTCACGCCCGTGGTCAGGCGTCCGCAGGACAGGGTGATGGTGCGTGTCGCGTCCGGGTCTTTTCCGATAGCCTCATTTACCATCTCAAGCGCACCACGGTTTTCCTCGTCCTCGTCGCCGTCACCTGCTACGTTTACGATGTGGAAATGCTGGAACACTGGATGTCGTTGCAACAATGTGCTCAATGCCCTTGCCTCCTTTACGCCAGGCACCATCCACAGCGTATGGCGGAACACATTGCGGTATTCCTCGCTGGCGAAAGGATAACAACTTTCCTTGTCCTCCTTGGTAAGCAGGTTGAGGAAAGCGGAAACGTCACGTTCATGGACAAAGTCGCCTTCCTTGTCCACACGAAAAAACTCGCGGAAATTGAAAGCCACGTCCTCATCGACAAACTCTTTCAGCAAACGTCCGAGGTCGTAAGTGTAGATGTTCATGGCTGGCAGTGTCGCATACGGGTTGGGGTCGCCGAAGTGGGTCTTGTCCCATTCCAGTTTGGCACGCTGCTCCATCACGTAGTCCCATGTGTAGATTTCGTTCTCCTTGAAATCGTCTAAGAGATTGAACGGCGTACCAGACAACCGTAAAACTTTTGTATCCTCTTTGACCAACTCAGCTATCACCGCCTTGCCAAGTTCGGTCTGCGTTCCCTCGTGCGCCTCGTCCACGATAACCAAGTCCCAAGGCGTGGCGAACACCTCATTGTTCTTGTCGAAGTTGCCGCCGACAAGTTCAGAGCCGCGCAAGTCCTGCATGGAGGCGAAATAGACATAATGCAGTCCGTCAGTCTTTGCCCTGCGCTCAAGGTTTTTGTGGCTTTCCCCGTTGTTCTTCGAGCCGTATGCGAAGTCGTTGCGGTCATAGAATATCTTTCCGAAGTCCTCAAACCATCCGCTGTCCACCACGGGGCGGTGGGTCAGGATGAGCGTCCGACGGAAATTCATGTCCTTGACCACCTGTAGGGCGGAAAGGGTCTTGCCGAAGCGCATCTTGGCGTTCCATAGCATCTGGTTGCCTTTCCTGAACTGCCTTTCCGTCTTCTCAATGGCTTTCCTTTGTTCGGGGCGGAACACGATGGGGCTGCGCCCGTGCGCCACCTCTGTCGGTGACAGGGATTCCTTGCCCTCCTTGACGGCTGCAATGGCACGTTTTACCACATCGAGCGTCGTTACAAACCACTCGTTAGCCTTGTTCTCCTTGTCAAACACCTTCCTCTTCACGCCAGAACGCTCCAGCACGGCATGTATCTCCTTGTCGTTGAACGAGCGCAAGCCGCCACGGTTGTACAGCGTCAGTTCGGTATGCAACAAGTCGTAGCGTATGCCTGCGGTCTGTGTATATTGGTTGATGCGCTTCCTTGCCGCCTCGTTCAGCGGCTTGCTGTTCGTTGCCAGTCCGATGACGCTCTCATCGTCACAGGTAGCCTCGCCTATCTTCAGGCAACCTTCGTGCTCGGCATCGTTGATGCGGAACACGTATACCAGCTTCAGTTTAAGGGAAGAAAAATATTTCATAGACATTCATTTTAGGAGGTCGATGTATCGGATTCGCTTGCCTTTATGCCCGGTCTGCGGGTCTTTGGCACGCCAGTCCTTTATGAGGCAGTAAGTGCCGTTGTGCCTGTAAATGTTGTCCGTCTTGCATCCCTCGCAAGGTGTGACGACTTTCGTATTCTCACCGAAAAGCGACATCTCTGTATGTACCTTGTCGTGGCAACTGTCCGGCACGACGCCTTTCAGCCCGTCCATCTGCCATACGTTCCAAGATATGATGTAGGCGATGTAGTTGACTGACTTCGCCAACGGGTCTTTGCCGAATTTGGTACGGTAGTATTCTATAAAGGAGGCAAGCATGGACTCGTGGGCAATGAGCAAACAGTCGCCCTGCCATTCGTAGGCATATATGTTCTTGTAGGCTTCCTGCGCGGCTTCCAACCATTCGCCGGAAGTTTCGGTGTTCTCGCTGACCACGCGCAGTTTGCGGTCAAGCAGTCCGATACGGTCGGTAAGTGGAATGACCGCGCCTGTGGTGGCGTCATAGCGGCAGACGATATAGGGCGCTTCGCCGCAGGTGATTTCAAGACGTGTGTCACGGACATAATCCTTCCATGTCTTTCCTTCGGGGAAAGAGATTCTTTCAGGATTCGTTTTCCAACCGTGTGTACCGTCCTCTGACGTGTATTCCGTATTGAACACGTCTTTCCTGCCGAACCACGCCTCGTCAATGAGGTTGTTCTGCGCGTTGCACACCCACGCAGGAGTGAACACCTCTGCCATGTCACGGACACGCGCCGACTGGGTGTCCTTGTGCTTCAGGACACGGGGCATGATGACCTGACCGTTGTCACCCGTAATGAGTTCGGGCAATATCGGGTCATGGTAGCCATACCCTTTGCCAAGGTGTTCATAGTTGGAAGTCGCCCAGAATATGTTGCACACGGCATCGCCCCTGCTCGTCGTATGGTCTTTTAGCAGAGTGGACAGCAATCCGGGGGAAACCTGCAAGATGCTGTTCTCCAATATGTCGGCTGTTTCAGGCATGTTGATACACTCATGTTAAAGTGTATCTCCTGTCGGGAGAGCATAATGTCTGATAATCAGGTTGTTTATTTATCACTTGTAAAACAACAGCCGTTTCAATGCTGCTTTAATGCTTGTCTGACGCATTTTTATGGAGTGCAAATTGCCCGTTTTTCACAAAAATGTGTAATTTTGCATTCGATAGTGTATCTCCCGACAGAAGCACCCCCCCCCCATTATTCCCAAACAACTTCCGATTACAAGTCTTTCAGAATAAGCAAGTTCGCTTTGTCTATCACCGAACCGTCCAATGACGCGAGGTATATGCGCGTGGTTTCCTCCGAATCGTGCCCCATGCCCTCGCTGATGACTGAAATGGGAATGTTCTTGCTCTTGGCGATACTTGCCCAAGAGTGCCTGCTCACGTACATGGTAAGCTGTGCGGCAATGCCACACAGCTGGGCAATCTCTTTCAGGTACTTGTTGATGCGGAACAGCGTGCTTTTGTATTGGCTGCGCAGTTTCTTGGAAGGCAGTTTCAGGATAGGGAGCAGGTAATCACCGGAACATCCTGCGGCATATTTCGCCACGGTTTCCTCCATGCAGCTTTCCCACCTGATGTGGAGTTGTTGTCCGGTCTTGTGTCTCCGGTAACTCAATATGCCGTTCTTCAAGTCCGACTTCTTCAAATAAGCCATGTCAATGAACGACATTCCACGGGTGTAAAACGAAAAGAGGAACATATCCCTTGCCTGTTCCCAATGCGGCTTTCCCGTCAGGTCAAGTTCCTTGATGCGCCGGATGTCCTTCAGGGATATGGCGCGTTTCACGGTCTTGTCCATTCCCGTATAGACATGCCTGAAGGGATGTTTCTGTACGGTCAACCCCTTTTCCACGGCACGGTTGTAGGTGGCGCGCAGGATACGCATATAGAAAGATATGGTATTCAGGGATGCGTCATTTGTTTTCAGCCATGCCTCGTATTCCATTATCAAGTCCTCATCCATATCGTCAAACTGTATATCCTTGTTCCGCCTGAAACGCATGAAACTGGACAAAGCAGACGCATAGGTTTCCGATGTGCGTTCCCTGCTCAGGCGTTTCAGTTGCCCGATGACGGAATCCATGAAATTGAAGAACGATTGCAGGCTTGTCTGTTTTCGATAACCGTCCACAATGGCATCTGCCGAACAGGCACCTTTGAGTGTCAGGTCGCGGATGATGTTCTCCAGCCGTAGTACGTCACGGCTGATGTGTTTCTGAATCATACGAAGGTGGTGCTTCCTGTCCGCATCAGCCCATGAAGGAATTGTTACGGACGATGTTCCGGCGTTCCACTCGCTTTCATGTACATGCAGGTCTGCCGTAATTTGGCGGACCGCGTGGTTGTGTATCACCTGATAATATATGCTGCCTTCCCTGCCGTCTGTGGCGGAAGGATGGAATTTCACTTTTACCGATGCCATTCACCTTACTTTTGGTTATTGTTATTCGTCATTTGTGTCACTTTCAACTTCTCCTGTATCAGACTGTCCGACAAGGTCTTTAATCCTTTGTCGTAGCCGTCAGCCTCTTGCCGTATCCATTCGATGGCTTCCTCGTTGCGGTGGATGTCGAACACGTCATTCAGCCAAAGGATATGCTTCGCATTACATCCTCCCCATGAACGGATGACACGGAACTTCAAGGCATCGTCCGCATACTGACGCTTGGATTTCCATAGCTCGATGTTTCCCCAGATGGAAAGGCTGCATACGATGCCCATGCCGACCAAAAGAGAAAACACTTTGCTTGACCGGATGTCAAAGCTATGGCGGTGGATATGTTCCTGTGGCTCGATATATCGTTCTTCCGAACTTCGGGCAAACATCTCTTTTAAATCACGTAACAGATGCAGAATCCTGTTCGATGCGTAAACCTCCGCTTCCGCAAATTTGGTCAGCATGGCTTTGGTCTGTGCCTGATGCTCTTTTGCGGAACTGTCAAACAGCTCCTTTACGGCTGTCAAATCCACCGCTGGAGGCAGTCCGCTTGCTTGGTCATTTGCTACTTTTGAAGCGTTCTCCAATTTCCCGTTGATACCTTTGAGGTCGTTCTTGATGCCCTCAAAGAGCGCATATACTTCGTTATTGTCCATATTTAGAATCTTATTTTACGTTGTTTCTTTTTCTTATTCCTGCGTTTTAATTCTTCCTCGAAACGGTTTTCCTCATCCAGTCCGTCCGTGTTGTCCGGTATGAAAAGACCTATCGAACCGCTGTATAAATCATCGCTGCCACTTGATTCAGGTTGAAACGAGGGCAGTTCTTCATGACGCGAGAGTGGTTGCATTTCCATTCGCTCTGTGCGCCTGTTACGTTCCAATGCAGCGTCTATTTTGGAATAGCTGAACCGCCTGTCAATCTTGGAACCGCTGAACGAATAGCCGTTCATGGTGAATACCACACCCTGCACCTCGCCAGACTTGCCTTTGTATTTGAACCGCATATCCACGCCTTGTTTCTCCAAATTAGCGGCTAATTGCCGCCAGTTGCCGCACCTTGAAACCTCCGATTTAAGGATGGAATAAAGCCCGTACTTGGTCTTGTCCGGCTCTTTCAGGCGGTGTTGTTTCACCTGTTCCTTGCCGCTGGCGAGATAAAGGCTGTACTTCCTTATAATCTCCTTGCAGATGCGTGCGCTGCGTATCCGCTCGTTGCGGTCACTGATTGTCCTGCCATTATTGGCGATTCGGTTGAACGCTATATGCACATGCGGATGCTCCTTGTCGAAGTGGCGCACGATGAGAACCTGCGTGTCGGTTATCCCCATTTCCTTCAGGTATTCCAACGCCATTCCAGCCATTGCGCGGTCGGTCAGGCGGTGTTCATCCTCCTTATGGAAAGCCAACGAGATGTGTCCGACGGGCTTCGTAACCTTTGGATTCATCCTTGATTGTGCCTCAAAGCTCATGGCTATCGTGTCCTTGTCCTCGGCAAACAGACCGTCACAGACAAGGATTTTAGTGTCCTTTTCCTTTTCAAGGATGTAGTTTACCACACCCTTGAAACTGCTTCCTTTTACGATTTTAGCTATCATATCCGGCTGTCATAAGAGGATTAAATTCAGCAGTTCTTCAATCCGTGCCACGAGTATGCGGCACTCCATCCTCACCGTGACGAAGCCCGCGGCGTTCGCCTTGTGCGCAAGTTGGTTCAGGTTGTTCGCCATGCCGCAGAGCTTGCGGACATAATCCGTATGTTCCGGCGTAAGCCGTTCCTTCACCTGCCCGTCCCTCATGCAACGGCGCAGGAACTCCCCGGCGGATATGCCCGCGCTCCGTGCCTTGCCTTTCAGCGTGTAGTAGTCCGATGTCGCCATCTTCACCGTTAGACGGTATTTCAGCTTGTCTGCCGCTCCTTTCTTGGGGCGGCCTCCCTTATTACTGTTGCCAGTTTTCCGTTTCTGTTCCATTGATTCCTAATGATTAAAGTGTGCATACATAATAGACCAACGGGATGTAGCTTCCACGGAGTTCATGAGTGGGAACAGGCGGTTTCGGTATGCCCGAAACACAAACTTGCTCCCCTCAAAACTTCGTTGGATAGGCTCAGGGTAACTCTGAATTGAACCCAGTCAATCCACTTCTTAATTCTCAGAGTTTACGCCATGCCTCGATGTCCTCCCCGTAGGTGGCAAGGTGCTGCCGGGCGATGTTCTCCACCAGTCCAGACACGCTAATCCGCCGTTCGCCGAACATACGAACGATGCGGTCAAGGGCATCACGCGTGCTTCTGCTTAGGAATATGGGCTTGCGGTCTTCGATGGACGGAACAGGGAGGAAGGCTTCCTTGTACTCCTCCAACGATGCCCGTCGCTGCTTGCCGCTGATGCGGCGTACCACCTGCGGAGTTCCGTCCGCCTGTTCCGATACGACTTCATCTGTTTTTTCCTGCACAGCCCCACTTGCCTGTTCCTGCGTGTCGGCAGGCTGTGGTTCGGGTTTCTGAGTTTCCATACTCGGCTTGTTGCCTAAAAAATCCTGCAATGCTGCATCCATACTTTGGCTGCTTAAATTCTTCTTCATACTTGTTTGAATTTAGTGTTTAACAATGTTGGTCATTGTGCGCGCATTTGACCGATTATCGGTTGCAAAGGAAACGCCTGTATTGCAGGCTGTCAAACAAATGGATTGGCTGTGGCAACAATGTACGGTTTTGCACTTTACACATTGCCGGAACGGTTCGTGCTGCATCGTTTTGCCATAGTGCAAGACTTGAACATTGGGATCTTTAAGGGCTTAATTGGAATGGTTGGAACAGATTTAAGGACATGGCTTGGCGTGAAACAGATGAAGTCCCTTTCAAGGAGTATATAGGAACCCGAAGAACGCCACAGGCTACCACACCGGCGCCAAATGCTGCCACGCAGGTGCAAAGCAGTCGGATTATGCCGGACTTAGCTTTTCTTTGCATCACGGATGCTTGGAACAGACGTTACGGGTTCGGCGGATAACGCCACTCCCGACCACCTGCTGCCACAAGCTGCCACCTCATTGCAATTCCATTGTTCCATGCGAACAACGGATTTACTTTACAGGCAAAATGAATTATTAACACTAAAATCAGTATAAGACATGGATGTAGTAATTATTTCGAAAGAAAAGTACGAAGAAATGGTCAGCAAGCTCAACCGCCTGTCCGACCGGGTGAATGAAATCCTTCGCAAGAGGGAAGGGAAACGGCTCAGCCGTTGGATGGATAACCAAGAGGTCTGCCAACAGTTGCGCATCAGTCCGCGAACCTTGCAGACGCTCCGCGACAACGGCACGCTGGCTTACTCGCAAATCGGACATAAGATTTTCTACAAGCCGGAGGACGTGCAGCGCATCGTCCGGCTCGTGGAGGACAGGCGTAAGGATGCAGCCTATCGTGGCTGTAGCATCTAATCAGACAATCGAAAGTACAACCACTAAATCCACTGTAAATTATGAACGACTTGATTCTTGCCGACTGTGAACTGGAGGTCGGCTTCATCGGACAACTGGATGCCTTGCTTGAAGGCATCGAAAGAATGGATGCGAGTCATAAGGCTTCGCCAAGTAACGAACAGTTCCTGACGGACAAGGAAGTGTCGGCATGGCTCAAGGTGAGCCGCCGCACCTTGCAGGACTACCGCAACAACGGGATGATTGCCTATTACCAGTTGGGCGGTAAAATCCTATACAAGGAATCGGACATCGAAAAGATGGTGATGAGCGGCTATCGGAACGCATACCGCTTGGGTACGTGATTAGACACATGCAAAAACAGAGAAAGCCGATGGTCGGGCAGTTCTCCTGCCGCCATCGGCTTTCTCTATACAAGAAGGTTGTTTCGCGTCATTCTAACACGTGCATCGTGGATAGGTATCGGATAGCGAAAAGAACAAATGGATGGAATTTCCTCTATTGAAAGAACAGAGTTTGTCCATGATGAACCGCCGGAAAGCCATACATTCCTTAGTGCGTAGTTTGAAGGCTATAGCTATTATCATTTCAAGACTATACACATCGTAGTTTATCCCGTTGTCTTGCCGGATGTACCGCTTCGTTTCGCTTTCCAACAATTCGCCATTCTTGTATATGGCATGGACAACCTTGCGGATGTCACAGCCGAACACATTGAACGCGTCGGACATTTCCTGCTGCGTCATCCAAACGGGAGCGGTCGGCATAGTGACCACCCCGTTTTCAGTGATTGTGATTATTCCTCTTTCCATACTTGCATCATTTTTCATTGTCTAAATTACGTTTACATTCCTTTTTCCAACCGCTGTAATTGCCGCACTTGAATACACGTGAGGGCATCCCGTCATCAGGCAGGGAGAACTTGCCCTTAGTGGTTTCGGACAATACAGCCAAGTCACGGCTCACCTTCTGGTTGGTGATTTCCGCATAGATTTGCGTGGTGCGGATGGAGGAATGTCCCATCATCTTGCTGATGCTTTCTATCGGCACGCCGTTGTTCAGGCAAATCAGGGTTGCGAAGGAGTGACGGCTTTGATAGTAGGTAAGGTGGCAGTCCAAGCCACATTGTTCGGCTATCATTTTCAGGCTGCGGTTGAGGTTTCCGGTGATTGGCACATAAAACAGTTTGCCGTCCTTGCCTTCCCCGCGATACTTCTCAATGATGCGCAAGGGTATGTCCAACAATTTGATATGGCACTCCGCCTTGGTCTTCTGACGTGCGATGTGAATCCACTTGCTACCATCTTCCTTCGTGACGATGTTGTCCTCCGTCAAATTCGCCAAATCCGCCCTCCCGAGTCCGTGAAAGTCGAAAAGACGAACAGGTCCCTCGTGTGGCAAAGCCTGTATGTGGGCAGCTTGGCTTTCAACAGCTTCTCAAACTGTTCGCCTGTCAGGTAGCGGTGGTTCACCGGAACCTTCTCTATCTTGTGTCCCGCGAAAGGGTCGCGTTTGAGGATATGCTTCTTCAAGGCGAGCCGCGTCATCTTGTGCAGCAGGATGAGGTAGTCGTTATATGCCGACACTTTCAATCTCAGCACGGTGGAAAGGTAAAACGTGAAGTCAGTCATGAAGCGCATGGTCAGCGAGCGCAACGGAATGTCCTCCATGTTGTACTTGTACTTCATGAAATTGTGGATGTGCTTGCGTGTGGTCAGATAGCGGACATAGCTGTGCCATGTCCTGTCGATGCCAACACGTTTGGCGTATTCCTCATTATGTTCGTCCATCAGTGCAAGCAGGGTTTCCTTCACCTGCGACTTGCCCGTCACGGCGTTCTTGATGATTTCAGCAGAAACGAAACCGTAACTGTCCACATTCTCCTTGTAGGCGGCACGGGCTTTGGCTTCCAGTGCGGACAGGGTATCGTTCAGCCTGACCAGCTCCTTTTTCTTCTCGCTGTCAAAGCTTTCCTTGCGCCCGTCAGTGGAAGCCCTGCCCGTGTCGGCATCCCAATACGCAGGCTCGACTTCCACCCCTGTGGAATACTGGCTGACCTTGCCGTCAAGGGTAATACGTCCCATGACAGGACATTTGCCGTTCTTCTTCACCTTCTGTCGGTTGATGTAAAATAATAGTTTGAACGTGCTGCGCATGGCTTATCCCTCCATCATTTGTTTGACAATAGCCCTTTGTTTCCAACTTGGATTGACCTTGCGTCGGGTGTTGTCCTTGCGCATCGTGGAAGGGGATGCATCAATCCCGAACAAGGAAAACTTGCCGCCGATGGCTTCATTCAGCCTGTCCACATCACGGTCAATCTTGTCCTGCGTGACTTTCGCGTACCGTTGTGTGGTCTTTATATGCTTGTGCCCCATGATTTTGCTTACCATTTCGATAGGTATGCCTTGTGAAAGACATATTATGCTGCCGAATGTATGACGTGCCTGATGAAATGAAATCGGACGGTTGATGCCGCACATCACCGACATCTTTTTGAGGTGGCGGTTCATGCTCTCTTTCGTAAGCATGGGCAGCAGTTTCCCGTTTGCATCCATGCCCCTATATTTCTCCAAGATGGCGAGCGGTATCTCCATCAGCCTTACACATTCGGGCGTTCTGGTCTTCTGCCGTTCGGTATGAATCCACAGGCTTCCGTCCTCGGCTTTTACAAGGTTCTTCTCCGTCAAGGCCCTCATGTCGCAGTAACAAATGACCGTCCAACACGAGAACAGGAACATGTCCCTCGTGAAATTGCGGTTGGGCGTATCGTAGGTCATATTTGCAAACTTGCCCAGTTCCTCTTCCGTAAGGTACATCTGCTTGAACTCCGGCTTTTGCGGTCTGTAGCCTTTGAACGGGCTGAACGGGATAATGCCACGGAACACGGCAAGCATCATCACGCTTTTCAGGCGGTTTACATGTCCGAGTATGGTCTTGGGCATAAACCGCTTGACGGTGCGCATGTACATGTCGAAATCCTCGATGAAATTCTCGTCCATCTGTTTGACAGGCATGTCGGAAAGATGATACTTGTCTTTCAGGAAGGTGGCGAGGTGGGGGTAAGTGTTCGTGTAATGGTAATAGCTGGTTGCGGAACGGTTTACGCCCACGCGCAAGGCATAGTCGCTGTTGTGCTCCTAAAACAGCTTCATGATGGTGTCCTGAGATTCCGCCAGTCCTTGGTAGGCGTTCTTCACTTCCTCAGCCGAAACAACCTCCTTGATGTCTTTCAGTTCATTGAAACGCTGGCGCAACAGCAACAGCGTGCGTTCAATCTCCCGGTTTGCCATGACCGCCATCCGGCTCTTGCCCGTACACCGTTGGGCAGTGGCGTTCCACAGCCTTACATCCACCTTGAACTTGCATGAGAACTGTGCGATAGAATTGTTCTTTCCCCTGACGGCTATCCTGCCCATGAGGGGCGACCGTCCGTCCTTGTCCTGTCCGCTGCGCTTGATGTAGAGCAGCACTTTCATTTCTGTCTTCATTGCCATAACTTTTTTGGTTGCAATATTAGTGATACATTGCCGACTGACAGAATTGGAAACGGGGCAGAACGGCGCAAACGGAACGGACGCTGTTAAATCTGCGGATTTGAAGCCCCTGCCGCACGTATAATGCTTGTCTACAAGCATTAGGAACGCTGTTTTTCAGGCTTCAGGCAGGTTGCGGAACAGGTAATGACTTGGTAGCGGAAACCTTGCATTATCCTGCCTTCCCTTGCTGTTTGGCTGTAATGGCAGACAACTGCAAAATGTTGTTTTACAACGTATTGCGCTTGATTCTCTTTGTTCCTATCTCCCTTGCTTTGATGCTTCTTTCTTCGTTCACCGGTCTGGCGTATGTGGACATCATGTTGCTCCATCCGCACCATATCGGCAGGACGGCGGACGGCAGGCGTTACATCCGCATCAACCGGAAGAAGACCAACGTGGAGGCGTTCATCCCCTTGCACCCGATAGCGGAACAGTTACTCGACCTCTACAACACCACGGACGACACCAGGCCCGTGTTCCCGCTTACAAGCCGTGACGAGATGTGGTTCGAGATACATGGACTGGGCGTGGCGATAGGGCGGAAGGAAAACTTGTCCTACCATCAAAGCAGACACTCCTTCGGAACTTTTTTGATTTCGGAGGGAATACCAATAGAGAGCATCGCCAAGATGATGGGGCACTCCGGCATAAAAACCACTCAACGGTATGCGGAAGTAACGGACAAGAAGATTTCAAAGGACATGGACAATCTGATGGCTTTCAGACGTGCCTACGGAACAGGTGCGTCAAGGGAAAAGAAAACAAAGGACATCTTAACGGATAAGGAGGAATGACAATGGAACGTGGAATTATCACAATCACTGAAAACGGAACGGTCACGATGCCGACTGTTCCCGTCTGGATGACACAACAGGAAATGTCCGATGCGTTCAATGTATTCGGATGCGACATCCGCAGGGCTGTACATGCCATTTACATCTACAAGAATATGGAACTGTTTGAAAGCGATACCATGCGCTACATCAGGCAAGACAACGGGATAAGCTACGATGTGTACAGCCTTGAAATGGTGATTACCATCGCCTTCCGACTGCGGACTAAGGAATGTATGGCTTTCAGGCGGTTTGTCATGGGCAGGCTGACCATGAACAACAGACAGCCTGTCAACATTTTCTTTTCGCTCTCCCCATATAATGGCCGGAGAGTGAACAATTAGAAAAGGTGAAAAGAAAAGAGCCGACAACGGGCAGGGAAAATAAATCCTCCGTTGTCGGCTTCTTCTTATTATAGGATGGCAGATTATGTACCGACACGCCTGAACGCCTCCCGGTAATTGGCGGCAAGCATCCTCTCAATGTCCGATTCTTTGTACAGGATTTTGCCGCCCAGCTGGTAATAGGACACCACCCCGTTGTTTCGGTAGTCCTGCAAGGTACGGCGGCTCACTTTCAGCCGTTCCGAAACCTCCCTGTCCGTCAGGAAGCGTTCGCCGCCCAATGTCGGACGGCTGTTTGCCACAAAGTTCTCGATGCCGTCCAGAAGACGGTCAAGCGTGTCGCCGAATTGGGCGACCAGCGCATGGTTCTTGGTTATCATTTCACTCATTGTCACGTTGGATTTAGTGGTAAGACAATAATAATCAGACGGTTCTGACCGTCCGTTTGCCCTCAATTAGTTTTACGATGCTCAGCACATCCTCCGGCTTGTAAAACACCTTGTGGTTAATCTGCGAATAGGCCAGCGTGCCGTTGTCGCGTAGCGTCTGCAACGTGCGCGGACTGATGTTCAACTGCTGGCAGACTTCCTGGTTGTCCATCCAGCGGTTTAATGACTTGCCGCCCTGCTTGGCAAGTAGGGCATCCACACGTTCCGTGAAACGGCTGAACTTCGCCGCCATTTCCTCGAATGCCTCTTTCTGAATAATCAAAATTTCCATTGTCGATACTGCTTTTAATGTTGATACTTGGTTTTTGCCTGCAAAGTAAATCGGTATTCTCAGTAATGAGATGGATATGCGATTAGGTGGCAGCTTGTGGCATTTTGCTGTCCCAATCTTTCATACTCTGGGAATATCGTTTTGCATGGCAACGCAAAGTAAAGACAAGGTTGGCAAAAGCCAATCACCTTGTGCATGCGTGGAAGCATTTGGCACCGATATGGAAGCCTGTGGCGTTATTATATGAAGTGACACTGCAAAATGGTTGCAAAAGCTAAATTGTAAATAAAGCTATTTCATTCGTGACCTTATCCTGCTTAAACTTGTCTGCGTAATGCCAAGATACGAGGCTATGCTGCCCAATGGCAGCCGTTGCAAGAGTTCCGGATCCATCTCAACCAGTTGCCTGTAACGCTCTGAGGCGATAGCTGAGAGCATGGAGATTAATCGTTGTTCAGTCTCCAAAAGTTCCATTTCCGCATACCGTCGTCCCCAATTAGCAATATGCAAATCTTCCAAAAACAATTCCTGCAATTTCTTCCTTTTCAAGACATACAGAACAGAATCCTCCATCAGTTCCATTGTCTCATACCCAGCCTCGTCGTTTACATATCCTTTCATAGAAACAATGGTAGCACCTTCCTTGCCTATCCAAAACGTAATTTCTTTTCCGTCAACATAAGTAAAAGCCCTGACAATACCCTGTTTAATGAAAAATATATCTTTCTCTACCTTGTTTATTTCCAATATATGAAATCCTTTAGGCAATGTAATCTCTGACATACAACGATGCAATTTGTCTAAAGACTTTTCAGGCAGAGGGTATCTTAAACTTAAAATCTGTTCCAGTTTCATACTCCATCAACACTTATCATCCTGCGAAGGTAACAAAAAGATGCGTCATAAATCAGGAAGCATGTCTCTTTTTGTCAAATGCGAAATCATTTTTTGCCAAATGTAAAAAGGTTTAGTGTAAGATGTACCTACTTTTGCATCAAACTTTAACACGGAATAATATGGAACATGATTTTTTGGAGATTATTAAGACGCGACGCAGTTGTCGTAAATTTCAGGACAGACAAATTTCTCGCGTGGAATTGGATGCCGTACTTGAAGCAGGAACTTACGCACCTTCAGCAGGAGGGCGCCAAAGTGCGTTTATCGTAGCTGTGCAGAATAAAGAGCAGTGCAAAAAACTGGCTGCAATGAATGCGGCAGTAATTGGATCCAAATCAAATCCTTTTTACGATGCTCCCACTTATGTATTGGTTTTTGCTCCCTCAAATGCTCATACTGCTATCGAGGATGGAACTTGTGTGCTTGAAAATATGATGCTTGCAGCTCATGCCTTGAACTTGGGAAGCTGTTGGATTCATAGAGAGAAAGAAATGTTCATCACGGATGAAGGGAAAGAGATGATAAGGTCATGGGAGCTGCCTGACGGACTGATGGGCATCGGTGCTTTGGCGTTGGGCTATCCTGATGGCAAACCAGCGCCTGCCGTCACACGAAAAGAAGGGTATTACCGTATAATTAGATAAAAATGTCACACGATTTACTTAAGGCGATTTTTTATGAATTGGATTATCTTATTATTGGCCGGACTCTTTGAAGTAAGCCTGACTTTTTGTTTGGGGAAGACTCGGACCGCATCCGGTTTTGAGTTCTATCTTTGGGGCGGAGGTTTTCTTGTCTCCACAATATTAAGCATGACACTGCTTGCCAAGGCCGTACAAACGTTGTCGTTAGGCACAGCTTATGCCATTTGGACGGGTATCGGGGCGGTAGGTACGGTCCTGATAGGCATTTTTGTCTTTAAGGAGCCGGCCACACCTATACGGCTTTTCTTCTTGTTCACGCTGATAGCGTCTTTGATAGGTTTGAAGATTGTTTCTTACTGAAAGGGGAATACATGAAATATGAATTGAAAGCCAACCAGGGTATTCCGGCTTCATTGCTGGTCATGCTTTCCATTGCAACCGGATTTTCAGTCGCCAACTGTTACTATAACCAGCCCTTGTTGGGCAGTATAGCCACAGATTTTAAAATAAATGATTTATCCGCCAATGCGGTAGCGACCTTAACGCAAGTCGGCTATATGCTTGGTCTGCTGTTTGTCATTCCATTGGGAGACCTGCTTTCACGCCGTAAGTTGATATTAACCAACTACGTTCTTGCAGCCTGCTCTCTGCTGGCGATTGGTACGGCACAGGACATCCGTATCGTATGGGTGGCATCGCTGATAACCGGAGCGACGTCTGTCATGCCTCAGTTCTTCATACCGCTTGTGTCTTATCATTCAGCCCCAAGCCATAAGACGCGCAATGTAGGCATCATGCAGTCCTGTCTGTTGGTGGGAATTTTGGGCTCACGGATACTGAGTGGACTGATTGCCAATGCCTGGGGGTGGCGCATGGTGTATTTCATAGCGGCCGGACTGATGACGTATTGCTGGTTGATGATGTACAAAGTGCTTCCCGCATTGCCCGCACAGGCAAAAGAAACATACGGAAGGCTGATGAAGTCTCTATGGCATATTCTGCGGAAATATCCATACCTGCGCATTGCTTCCGCTCGGGCGGCATTGGCTTATGGCGCTTTCTTTGCCTTATGGAGTTGCCTTGCCTTCAAGATGAAGCAAGCCCCTTTTTTTGCCGGAGATGATATCATAGGGGCATTGGGATTTTGCGGATTGGCAGGAGCTGCTACTGTGGTATTCATCAGTAAATATATTTCTGTTTATGGAGCCAGACGTTTTTCTCTCATGGGTGGAGCCGTTATGCTGGTGGCTTGGCTGACAGCATGGTGGGGCGGCGACAGCTACGCAGGCATTATCATTGCCATTCTTCTGATTGATGCGGGAATGCAGAGCATTCATCTTGCCAATCAAACCAGTGTAGTAACGCTTGACGCTGAAGCCATCAACCGTGTAAACACGCTTTACATGACCATTTATTTTCTTGGCGGTTCTGTGGGAACGTTTGTAGCCGGCATCTGCTGGGAGCATTTTCAATGGACGGGAACAGCCATAGCGGGACTGACTTTCATTGCCTTGTCCTTGCTGGTCAGTTTTACATTTAAGGAAAGTAAGATATGAGCTCCAAACATCATATCCTATTTGACTTGGACGGCACGCTGACCGACTCATTCAAAGGTATAGTCCACAGTGTGCAATATGCCTTATCTCGCTATGGCATCGTTGAAAACGATTTGCATAAGTTAACCCCGTTCATTGGACCGCCATTGACCTATTCGTTCAGAGAATTTTATCATTTCTCCGATGCACAGGCGGACGAGGCGGTAAGATATTACTGTGAATATTTTTCCGAGAAAGGTTGGTGCGAGAACACAGCCTATCCCGGTATCCCGGAGATGTTGAAGACATTGTGTGAAGCAGGCAAGCATCTTTATGTGGCAACCTCCAAGCCCACGGAATTCGCCGTACGGATATTGGAACATTTTGGATTATCCGTTTTTTTCGATTATATTGGAGGAGCTTCTTTCGATCGTTCACGGGAAAGTAAGGTCGAAGTAATGCGTTATTTATGTCATCTGGCAAACATTACCGATATGGACAGTGCCATAATGGTGGGTGACCGCAAGTTCGATGTATCAGGTGCCCATGCTATCGGAATGGAATGTGTTGGTGTTCTCTATGGCTATGGCTCAGAAGCAGAATTATCATCGGTTCATGCTGACAGGCTGGTTTCTTCAGTAACAGAACTTACGTATGAACTTCTTGCCAAAGTGTAGCTATTTACATAAATTTACAGATTGTTATTAAGTGTTACAATTTAAAATTCTTGCAGGCTACGTTATCATGATGGCGGTCATCGGCAGCATGGCCGCCATTTTGGTGCATGAGCGCAAACGCATCAGGGAGATAGAAGCCGGCACGGAAACCATCCGGCAGGTGCGCCGTGACATAAGTGAGGCCCACCGTTGTATCACCCGGCTTGCCCTGTTGGGCGAGGGCGTCGTCGGCTGGGACGAAACGGACTACCGCCATTACCATGCCCAGCTCCTGAGCACCGACAGCCTGCTGCAAGCCATGAAACCGCTCTGCCGCGAATACGTGCGCCCGGCACAGATAGACACGCTCCGCTCCCTCCTGACGGACAAGGAAACCCATCTGCGGCACATCATGGAGGTGATGGAGCGGCAGGACGAGGCAAACAGCCTGCTGGTGAACCACCTGCCCGAAGTAGCCCGACGGGCTACACGTGTCCGCACCGTGAGGAAGAAGAAAAGCGGGCTGGCAGGCTTCTTCGGCGGCAAGAAGACCGTACAGGTGCTGCCATCCGCCGGGGAACTCCACGCCTTCAGCGACAGCCTGACCGCCCTGCAAAGGAAACAGGCGGCGGAGATGGAAGCATACGCCGACAGCCTGCGCATCCGCAACCGGACGCTGAACAGGGAACTGGGGCGGCTGATACGCGACCTCGACACGCAGGCACAGGCCGCATTCGACGCACGAGAACAGGACATATCGGAGGCGCAGGCACTGTCCGTTAGGCTGCTGACCGCCACCATCTCCGCCGCCATCGTACTGCTGTTCTTCTCCGGTCTTGCCATCCACTGGGAAATCAGGCGTAACGACCACGAACGGAAACAGCGTGAGCAACTCATCGGAAAGTTGCAGGAGAGCAATAACGCAAATGAAAAGCTAATCAAGTTGCGGCGCAACCTCATCCAAAACGTCACCCACGAACTGCGCACCCCGCTGACCGCCATCGGCGGCAACGCCGAACTGCTGCTGGACGACACGGAGGCTGACAGCCGCATACGCCATGCACACGCCATCCATGATGCCGCTGGACGCATGGCAGGGATGATAAACAGCCTGCTGGTGTATTTCCGTCTGGACCGCGACAAGGAAACACCCGTCATAAAGCCGTTCAAACTATGCTCCATTGCCGGAACATTGGAAACGGAGTTCGGGCTATTAGCAGCAAGCAAACATCTTGCCTTCACAGTGAAAAACCATGCGAACGAGATAGTGGGTGGTGACAAAAACCGCATCCTGAGTATCGGGAGCAACCTGCTCTCCAACGCCATCAAATTTACCAAAAACGGAAGTGTCACATTGACAACCGAATATACCAGCGGCATATTTACCTTGTCAGTGTCAGACACAGGCACGGGCATGACAAAGGAACAGCAACTGCGGATATTCGTCCCGTTCGAGCGGCTGGGCAACTCCGTGACGGAAGACGGTTTCGGGCTTGGGCTTGCCATCGTCAGCGACACGGTGAAACTGTTGAATGGAAGCATCACAGTGGAGAGCGAACCGGGCAAAGGAAGCCGCTTCAGCGTAAGTCTGCCACTGCCCAAAGCGGAGGAAACAACGGCCACCGAAAAGACAACTGTTAAGCATTCCACGCTTTCCGGCTGCTCCGTGCTGGCGATAGACAACAACGGGATGCTGCTGGACATGATGAAGGAAATGTACAGGCAAAGCGGCGTGAAGTGCGACACCTGCCAAAGAGTGGATGAACTTACAGACCGTATGCGCACAAAGGACTACGACCTGCTGGTAACCGACCTGAAGATGCCGGAGGTGAACGGCTACGGGGTGCTGGAACTGCTGCGCACGTCGGAAATCGGCAACTCGCAGACCATCCCCGTAGTGGCAGCCACCGCCGCAGGCTATGTGGAAGAAAAGGAACTGACAGAAAAATGATTTGCCGCCGTGCTGTACAAGCCTTATTCCATAGACGAACTGCTTGCAGTCACGGAACGCTGCATCAAGCCAAAGGGCACAAGCAATATAGACCTGTCGCCCCTGCTCGCTTTCGGCGACAAGCGGCGCACGCTGGAAAAGCTGGCGACCACGACACAATCCGACATGGATGAAGTGCGCAAGGCTGCGGAAGCCGGGGACATGGAGGCGTTGGACAGCTGGATACACCACCTCAGAAGCTCGTGGATGCTGATAAAGGCGGAACAGCCGTTGGCGGTATTGTATGACACAATCCACAAGGGAAAAATATCAGATAACGAAGTAAAGGCAGCCGTTGACGCCGTACTGGCACAAGGCAAACTGATTGTAGATTTGGCGAGAAAGGAGGCGGAACGATGGGACGGATAATCGTGATAGAGGACAATCCCGTATTCGCCGGTTATGTGTGCGGACTGCTGGAGAGCAAGGGATTCCAAAGCGTCAGCACCTCCACCTGCAACGGGGCAAGGAAACTGTTTTCCAAGATGCGGGAGGACGACATCGTGCTTGCCGACCTGCGACTGCCCGACGGAGACGGCATCGCCCTGCTGGAAGAACTGCGGAGACAGGGCATGAACAATCCCTACATCGTCATGACCGACTACGACGAAGTGCCCACCGCCGTCCGGTCGATGAAGTCGGGCGCGGAAGATTACATCCCGAAGCCGCTGATTGAAGCCAACCTTTTCCCGCTCCTGAAAATCTTGCAGAAAAGGACGGAGCGGCACGACGCACCGATTTACGAGCGGCAGAGCGCGACTTTCCGTGAGATAGACCGCAGGATAAGGCTGGTCGCCCCAACCAACATGAACGTATTGATATTAGGCGAAAGCGGAACAGGAAAGGAACACATTGCCGGGAAGATACACGCGAGGAGCAAACGGGCAGGCAAACCATTCGTGGCGGTGGACTGCGGCCTGCTTTCAAAGGAGCTTGCCGCCTCCGCCCTGTTCGGACATGAGAAAGGGGCGTTCACAGGAGCCGAAAGCAAGAAACAAGGTTTCTGGGAGGAAGCCGCCGGAGGCACGTTGTTCCTTGACGAGATAGGCAACCTGCCCATAGAAGTGCAGCAGATGCTGCTCCGTGCGTTGGAATCCAAAATGTACAGACCCACGGGCGGCAGCAAGGACAAACGGGCTGATGTGCGCATCATCGCCGCCACCAACGAAAATTTGCAGGTTGCCATAACTGAAAAGCGTTTCCGGGCTGACCTCTACCAACGGCTGAAAGAATACACCCTGCACATACCGCCGCTGCGCGAGTGCAAGGAGGACATCATACCGCTTGCGGAGTTCTTCCTACAACTTGCCAACGAGGAATTTGAAAAGCAAGTAAAAGGCTTTGACGCGGAGGTAAGAAAACGACTGCTTGCCTATACGTGGGGCGGCAACGTGAGAGAGCTGAAACGGGTCGTGCATTTGGCGGTGCTGCATACCGAGGGCGATACGGTCACGGCGGACATGTTGGAATTCGATGAAATGCCGCTGACGTCTGACGCTTCACTGGAAATGGACGATATGGAAAAGAAACAGATTATCCGTGCGCTGGAACAGGCGAAAGGCAACCGCAAATTGGCTGCGGCATTGCTCGGCATCGGACGTACCACGCTGTACAACAAGACAAGATTATACGGCATAAAGTACAAGAAATAGACCAAGAACACCACAAGGTTAGAACAGGTTGCCCGACTTCGGAGAGGCAACCCGGCGACAAGGCTTTCGGAGTAACCCGAAAGGTTTCGAGTAACTCGAAACATACCTTGCTGCTGCCACTTTTCGGCAGTAACCGAAAAGCCTTCGGGTAACTCGAAGAAGCTCAAACAACCAAGTAAAGTTATTGATAATAAGATATATACATGTGATTTCTGTTTTGAAGGGGCGAAAATAGGGGCGAAAGCATGCCTAAATCTGCATTTTATTTTGAAAAGAACGCTTGTGTATGACAAACTGGCATACCATATATTTCTTACCTTTGGAGGTTTCGGCAATACCATACTTTTGGATTATATTGGATTGCCCCTTTGCCCTTTCATAATACGAATGCCCGCTATGCCCCATTCCTTTCGTTTAGAGGCTTGTTTATGGCGTGGTGCGGCTTCTTATACCCTGTAATGAGAAACACCCGAAAATAAGCCTAAAATCATCGCTTGGCTTATGCGCTTTCTGACAAACGCTTTCTAAGGGTTCGTTACACTCACCCTTAGAAATGCGTATTGCGCTTTTTGCAATCACAAGAATACACTTTTATCAAACAAAGCAGTATTTTCTTTGCATCAATATATTGTCAGTATTATTATTGCTATTCCATACATTCTGTTTCGTTTATCCTTTATACAGGAATAAACAAGGTATATTATAGTAGTTACTTTTTCCTCTTATTATTATGTCCGTTCACTCCCCACAAGTTACGAAACAGAAAAGGTATGTCCATTTCCTCTTGCCTGCTTTTCAATATCAGGTGTCTTGCCACATCTTTTTTCAATGAACTGAATCCGTATTCCTCATGCGAGGCATATTTCTGTGCCACGCCATAGACTTCCTTTTTCGCCCGACTTCGTGCAGATTTTAGCCCTTTAGCGGTCTTGGACTTGCAAAGACTCAGATATTCCTCCAAAAAACACTTAAATCCCCGATACTCAATTCCTGTCGCAATTGCATATTCGTTTTTTGTCATGCGCTGCATATCAAATTTGATGGATGAAGAAAGGAAAAGATTGCTTATCTGCCACGTTCAAAATTCATAAAGGGTTGAAAAATTGATGATTAAATCACCAACCGTTTCAATATGTCCCATTTGATGGCTTTTGAACGAGTTATGGTCATACAGTTTAAACTCTATACGCAGAAAATGGTAACCTTTATCCTGCATTGCCTGCATAGCTTTTTCCTTGTGTTTTCCCCCTTTTGCTCCAATTTCTATCAACTTGTCATAAACAATCAATTTCTTGGATATTCCGAAGAAATAGACGGTTTCATTCTTTATATTATTACTTTTTTTTATGTTTCCATAGCCTGCAATCCTGGGGATTATCTGCGTCGGGGGGATTTTTACACGCACATTCTGTCCTATCTCACATTGGCTTATTCTCGCCCTGCCAAGTTCGGACATGGGGATAGATAAGTCTTTCGCCAGACATTCCATCGCTTTAATAAATGCGGAATAGGTCAAATCAAGCAACGTCCATTTATTGTAATACCACTTTCTTATGCTGCAACATATTGTCACGCTTTGGGTTTCTCTGTTCTGATAAACAAATAAAGAACTTGGATTTAATTTGCTATGGCTGGGCAATAAATACATACTTCCGTATTTGCCTTCGCCGATATACCGACACTTGTCAAAGTTCCCAGTAAATCCATCAAGCCTGAGCTTTATATTATCAGTCATTTGCTTTATTCTTTAGATTGTTGTAATATTCCTCTATGTCCTGCCTTCTGAACAAAACACTTTTTCTCCCCTTTTCCTTGACGCAAGGAAAACCGTCATAAGTCCTCATCCTGTATAAAGTGGAAGCGGAAATTTTAAGCATACTGCAAACATCCTTTGAAGTAAGCAGGTCTGATTGGACTTTTTCTTCCTTTGGTGCTTTCTTGCCCTCCTTTACTGCATATTCGGTTATTTGACGTTGTACCTCAAACAATTTTTCCGTCATTTTCAAAATGACTCTCATATAGGATTTCTGTCTTTTAAGCAGCTCTTGAATTTCTATGACTTCTTTTACCATGATATTTTTGTTTTATAAATTCAATGCAAATATAATCACAAAATCGAAAAACAACAAAAAAGAGGAATATCTTTTTTGGTATTCCTCAAAAAGGCGTTCTCTTGCCTGTGTTAAATAATCACATCTTTTGCCTTACCACGGATATTCATTTTCGTTCGCATTATGCGTATTCTTTCGGTAAGAATTGGCATCTTCGTTTTGCGGGTAAATTTGTTCTTCTCTTTTCATATCCTCCAAGACTTTACGGGTCAATTCTTCGTCTTTCTTCTTTTCTACGGATATGATTATTGAAAGCGTGACAATAATCGTTGTTGGTATCAGAAATACAGCCCATAAGACTTTCGACAACGTATCACTTTCCTTGTACTCTCCTTGATTGATAGTCCGTGAGCAAGCCAAGAATAATAGTCCGAAGATACCATAGAAGCATGATAGGAAAAACCAATTCCAAGCATTCCTGCCACGTCTCGTAGCCAATACAGCGGAAAGTATAGCCCACAACAGATTAAACACTGCGAACAGCAGCCAAACCAATGTCAGACTTAAACCGCCCAAACCTAATAACGCTAAAATACCTTTAATAACTTCCATATTCCATGAATTATAAATTTCTATTTACTTTTCTGGGTTTCCGTCCACTTGCTTATGTGATACCAACCTTTTAGTTTATTATTCTGTATAGTGGTATCACAGTGAAAAACATTCTTGCTACGTAGATATTCCCATTCATCATCACTTAATTCCGTACGATTCCAATCCGCTTCCTCTGGGTTGAAGTAGTCGTTCAGGTCAACCTTTACATACGATGTGCTTTTTATCACTCTTTTGGTTTCGTAAAAGTAAGTATTACTAATAACAATGGAATCATGCATTTTCCCATTCTTGAAATATGAGCTTTTATAATAGCTTTGATGTGGCCCTGAAATCAAACCTGACGGATTATTCTTTGATTTAGATGCTTTTATTGAGTGTGTTTTTGCTGTTGCTTTTTCCTCTTTCTGCATTTTCTGATGTATATAATCATCATATTTCTTTGGCTCAACAATACCGTTCCAAATAGGTGAATTATCCTCAAAAACAAACTTTGCTTTTATTCGTGGCGGTGTTTTATCCAAGTCCTTTATCTGGCTATCATGAACATAACTGAATTCAAGTGTTTTTAATAAACCGCTATCCCAAGCCGCATCAGTCTTGGAATGTAGTATTTTACTGCCTTCATCCACAATCTCATCGTCTATTATAAACTGGTATTTACGGAAATGTCATTATTGATAGGTTGTCCTGATATGTTTCGGAATTTGAGCTCTATTTGGGGGTGCCAATAAGCTACAAGAAACCAATCCCATTTTGCATCAATGTCAACAGATACAATTTCTACAAAGTCAGAAATCTTTTTAGGTTTAGATGGTTGTTGGCAACCAAATAAAATCATACTGAGCACAGCAAGGACAAAAAGGTTTGCTGTAGATATACATAACAGTTTCTTTTTCATTGTTTGGCGATTTCTACAAGTTCCCTTACGGCAGCGAAAAGGAAGTGAAATTTTGATTTGCAAAGAAGCGGGCTGTCGTCCACTTCTCGTAAGGTATCGCCAAACACCTGCACACAAATAGACGAACAACCCGCCTATGGCGAGCTATCCGTACCAAAGTGTGCTTCCTTTAGAGTAATTTGGCGATTTCTACGAGAAAGGCACTTCTTAGTTATTTCCACAAAAACATCCCAAAGGACATTGCAAAGATAACAAGACTTTTTGTCTTTGTGTGCATATTTGTTGATAAATCTATTGTCAATCAAAAGTTTTTATTTCTTTCGCCGTATTTATGGCAATTGACAAGTCGTATTTCAAATACCGTTGCGTCATATTTATGCTTTTATGCCCCAGAAATTTTGATATTTTATAAATATCCGTCCCATCCTGCACCAATAGGGTTGCAAAGGTGTGTCTTGCAACATGGAGTATAAAGTAAAAAGCAAGAGCTAACAAGATTGAACAGATAAATTGTAACGTGTTGGAAATAAGCAGATATTCATCATTTTGCTTAAAGTCGAAAAAGCAATGAAGTGCAGAATATTGAGCGGTTTCAGTTACCAAAACGTTAGCTGTCCAGTTACCTGAACAATATAGGTAACGGTGAGCAAATCAAGTAATCTGAGACCGGATATTTTCTCGCTGATTTGCAATGTTTTGCATATCAAAGAACGCTTATAAGAATTGTAGTTTTACGACAAAAAATGTAAGCGTATGAAGATTGAAAAATTCAAGGTGTTGCTTTACCTTAAAAGAAGCGGAACAGACAAGAACGGTAAAACTCCGATCATGGGTAGAATTACGGTAAATCGTAGTGTAGCGCAATTCAGTTGTAAACTGAATTGCAGTGAGAAACTTTGGAATCCGAGGGAAAGCCGGTTGAACGGTAAAAGTAAGGAAGCGGTGGAAACCAATGCCAAAATAGACAGGCTGCTTGTTTCCATACACAAAGCATTTGATACCCTTGCAGAACGGAAAACCGATTTTGATGCAGTTTCAGTAAAAAATCTGTTTCAAGGAGGAATGGACAGCCGCATGACTCTGCTCAAACTTTTTGACCGCCACATAGAAGAAGTCAAATCTCTTGTCGGTGTGGAATATTCATTACGAACGATACCCAATTACATTTATACGCGTCAACGACTTGCCGAATTCATATCCAGCCGTTATAAGGTTTCCGATCTTGCTTTCGGACAGTTGAACGAGCAGTTCATAAGGGAGTTTCAGGAATATGTGGTCATAAAGTGTGGACTAAGTATTGAAACCGTACGCCATTATCTGGCTTTACTTAAACGGGTCTGTCGTATAGCCTTTAAGGAAGGACATTCGGACAAGTACCATTTTGAACATTACACTTTGCCAAAGAAGCTGGAGAAGCCACCGAGAGCATTGAGCCGTGAGGATTTTGAAAAACTCCGTGATTTGGAAATAGAGGAACATCGCTGGTCGCATATTACTACCAGAGACCTTTTTCTTTTCGCCTGTTATACCGGAACATCTTATATTGATGTAGTGTCCATAACCGAAACAAACCTTGTAAAGGATGACAGCGGAGCTTTATGGCTGAAATACCAGCGAGGAAAGAACGGAAAATTATGCCGTGTCAAACTGCTTCCAGAAGCAATAGAGCTTATCGAAAAATACCGCAGCAAATCACGAAAGACACTGTTTCCACATATAGAACACGGTGCATTGATGTGGAACTTGTCCAGTCTGAAGGTTATGGCCGGAATAGACGGTCCGCTTACCTATCATATGGGACGGCACTCGTTTTCGACTCTGATCACACTCGAAAACGGTGTACCGATAGAAACGGTCAGCAGAATGCTGGGGCATTCAGACATTTCTACTACCCAGATTTATGCGCGGGTGACTCCGAAGAAACTTTTTGAAGACATGGATAAATATATAGAGGCTACCAAAGACTTGAAACTTGTACTCTGATAATAGTATCACTAATAAAATAAATTATATGATTATGCGCAGCACATTTTCAATATTACCATACATAAACCGCAATAAAGTAAAGGCAGACGGTACTACATCCGTCATGTGCCGAATTTCCATAGACGGCAAGAGCAGTGTATTTTCCACAGGGATATATTGCCGTCCCGAGGACTGGAATACCGAAAAGGGGGAAATCAGGGAGCAAAGAGCGAACAACCGTTTGATTGAACTCCGCAACAAGTTGGAACAGACTTATGAAAAGTATTTGAAAACAAAAGGTGTTGTCAGTGCAGAACTACTTAAAAATGAGATTACACAGGCCAATACAGTGCCGGAATACCTTCTTCAGGCCGGAGAAGAGGAACGTGAACGGCTCAGAGTCCGTTCAGTTGAAATCCGGTCTACCTCCAGTTACAGGCAGTCTAAAAGTACACAGGCTTACCTACGCGAATATCTGCTCACACTAAAAATGACGGATATAGCATTTGAGGACATTACGGAAGATTTCGGTTATGGTTTCAAACAGTTTGTCAAGTCAAAAGGCTGCAAGGCTTCTCATATAAATCATTGTATGACGTGGCTGAACAGGCTGATTTATATAGCTGTTGACCGGGAAATTTTACGCTTCAATCCGATAGCTGATGTTCCTTACGAAAAGAAGGAAGCCCCCAAGCTGAACCATATCAGCCGGAGCCAGCTGCAACTGATTATGGAACGTCCGATGCCCAACAAATGGCAGGAACTCACACGGCGTGTCTTTATCTTCTCTGCCTTCACTTCATTAGCATACGTGGATATGAAGGAACTTTATCCCCATCATATCGGCAAGACTGCTGAAGGAAGGCGTTATATCCGCATTAACCGCAAAAAAACCGGAGTTGAATCCTTTATACCACTTCATCCGGTTGCCGAGCAGATATTGGAACTTTATAATACCACGGATGATACGAAACCGGTATTTCCTCTTCCTAATCGGGATATGCTCTGGTATGCCGTAAATGAGATAGGGGTACTGGCAGGAGTCAAAGGAACACTCAGCCATCATCAGGCACGACATACGTTCGGAACCTTGCTCCTTTCTGCCGGTGTTCCGATAGAAAGTATCAGTAAAATGATGGGGCATACAAATATCAAGACAACTCAGGTATATGCCAGGGTTACTGATGATAAGATCTCAGAAGATATGGACAAACTAATGGAGAAAAGAAAGAGCAGCAGTCAAACCGATAAAAAACAGACCAGTATATGAAAAGAGAACCAATAACAATCAATGAAAGTGGAAATATTATTATACAAACGATCAATCCTTCTGAAATTTGGATGAACGAGCCGGAACTGATTTCTTTCTTTAACGTAATTGCACCAACTTTCAGGGCTGCAGTACGGACTATATATAAGAAAGGCATATTAAATCCGGGAATAGTAGAAAAACGAATCAAACAGAAAGACGGTTGTTACGAGATTTTTTATAATGTGGAAATGATTTTTGCGCTAACCTTCCTGTTAGATACTTATCCGGCAGACCGACTGCGGAAATATCTGATAGCAAAAGCTATAAAAGGAAGTACAGGTTCTTTGGTATGTATTATCGGCAAAAATCATTCTTATCTGAAATGTTAG